CGTTGTAGAAGTCCCCACCGCAAGACTCTCTGAACTTGCCAGTCCAGAAAGACTTGCCAGTGTTCACTACAAGACCAAAATCTTCTAGTGCGCTGACAACAGAACGCGCATATTTTACAGGGACAATTATATCATCCCCGTAAACGCGTACCTTACTCATCTCAAATTTAATTTGAGAATGAGTCAAGCGGCGTTTAAGCTGTCGCTCTATTCCTATCAAGCAAATGGTTGAGAAAACCATTGCCTCAATAGGGAAGCAAACAGCTGAACCCATAGACGCGAACTTGGCCAGGCGAATAACGCCATGACCAGGCACATCAACCTTCCTAGAGCGACAAGCTTGTAGGCTACCAGAAAGAACTGGAGTCCACCTTGTCATCTCTAGTACGAGTTGATTCGAAACACGGTCTGAGGCCTCACTAAGATCTAGTGTCGCCAGGCTACCATCACTGGAGCCTCTTCTGGCCAGTTCCCTATTAAGGGTCTGATCAGTAAATCCGACCAAGCTAGGGAGATCGTTGTCAAATCGACTCTCTAGTTTCGAGACTAAGATCTCTGATAGAGATTGCTGAGCATACTGCATAGCAGTAGGCTCAATAGCAATTAGTCTAGGTGTTTTGAGCGTTTTAGGGACAGAGACCAGCTTAGCTGGGATCTCTGAGCCAGGTTCAAGGTAAGTGACACCGTCGAGATCTTCTCTAAATCTCCAGTTCGGGATAAGAAACTCACCCGCTGGAAAGAAGGTTTCAAGACGGTCGGTCCATACACGTTGTGTGTATTTTTGGTTAGCAGATAATCCATCTGCTGTTTTGCCAGGACCATGCTTTGGGACGACCTTCCACTGTTGTAAATCACTCTCAACAGAAGATAAGATTCTCCCAAAGAGACGCGATGACGCAGAGCGAAAGTGGGAAATATCTTCCGCGCTTCTTTTTGCATCACACGCCTTCACTTCCTTTTCACATTGGATGTACGTTTGAAGTGCTTTCACTTCCCTCGAAGGGGTGCAAGTTCCTTCGAGTTTTCCGAACAGCATACAAATCTGTCGGATAGAAAAGATCGCATCTTCAGAAGGTGCATCCAATAAACGACCGCTAGAACGGTCGAAGACAAGATCAAGGAAACCTCCAAGAAATTGGGGGAGACCTGCACGTGACCTGAAACCAGGAAACGTGACGTGATCTACGCCGCCTTCAGCCAGGGCTTTTTGGAGTCCCGACGCAAAGGTAGGTAGGGTTATCGTTAAAAACGATAACCCCTCGTCTTCGACACGACTAGAGATTGTTTTAAAATCTCTAGCGGTACTTACGCTACACCTGGTCCCCATATCATTGAGGACCTGTTCTAGGAGCAACATCAGGCTTTTCAAGTCTCCTCCTTATAGAGGTTAGGCTTCCTTAGCTTGATGGCTCCTCCAATCCTCTCCGAAAGGAGATGCTGAAAACTGCTCTATACAGGGTACATGCTTACGTCAGGATAGACGATTGCAATACCCAAGAGTAGGCCAAGCCCACATAGAAATAGAGAGCAAAGAAAGTACAGTTGATAACGAATCTTAGTAGATTCCTTAATCGACTGTTCTCTAATGGAAGCTTTTCTAAGTTCCTCGAAAGGATCTTGGACAGGGTCTCCACGCTCTCCTTCATCGTGGCCCATGAACGTATCCATAATATTAGTTTCCTAATGTTAGGATTCGCCCTGAGTAACCTTGATGAGGTTAGCATTGGTAGAGGCGGTCAGATTGGTCATAAGACCAGTACTAATCGTCTTCATTTCAGTAGCCGTGAACCCAACCTTCGGCACGTCCAGGACGAGATAAACACTCGCCGTGTACGGCAGAAAATTAGCTGGGAACAACGGATCAGCAGCAGTCTTGCGAACATCCACACGGACAAGTCGACGAGTACGAGTTTTGTACTGGTGCGAAATGCCGTATGAGAGGTTCCCATCAGCACTGGTATAAATAGTGCTGTAGACACCGGAAGAAACCCGGGGCAGTGAAACTGCACCGGCTCCGATGTCAATCGACTGCGGATCGGAAAAAGCCATGAAGCGACTCCTATTAAATTATTATTTAATTTGATAAATGTAGGCGGATGCCTACATCTATGGTACCTTCCAGATGCCAACCATCATTGGTCAACACCCAGAAATTTGGGACCCCTGGATATACCAAGAGCCGCCAAAATGGCCCATTGCTGATCCGTGAACAACTGCGGATTGAGACCAAACCCATACGGCGATGCTTTCTTGCGTTGCTTAGTAACCGTCTCGAACTCTTGAACTAAGTCATAATTTAGTTTTGGGAGTAACGGGAGTTTATTGGCGCAACGTGCGGTATACTTGTGTGTGACTGTTGTTTCACACATGATATACCCATAATGCATCGCCTGATTGGAAAGGGCAAAGTTGGATGCGTTCTCTAAAGAACTTCCGATTGAGCCAAACCAATCAGCTAACCAGGAATACGGTGTGAGCGCATATAGGACATCAGGTGTTATCTTGATGCCGTATAGGCGATTAAGCTCTTGTTGAGCCCGCCGTACACGGTTTAAAATGGTATCCATTCCAGGGATCGTGTACATAAAACACCCTTTAAACCACAATTTCCTAATCGTGGTTATTTCGAGTGTAAGCGGCACCGCAACTTCCCAAGGCTCTATACCGGCTAAAGGAGCTGGCTGCAAATATGCAGTCGACTCACTGACGGATACAGTCTTGATTTCTGGAAACTTGTAGCCACGGCGAACATGCTTACCAGCATCACGATGATACTGTTTCATGATCGCCTCATGGTTATTGATCGCTTGATAAAGATCTGCAGCATCGTTCAAGAACGGTGCCCAGCCGAATACGTAGTTAAGGTATTCGTTCGAAACATTCTTTAGGATGTTTCGCTTCTTTTTTGAAAGAGCTTTTCCTGGCCGTTTTGGACGGTCACGAACTAGCTCCGCGAGAGCAATAGCCATATTAGCTGCAGGACTACTAGGCTGACACCGAGCAATTGCGATAGAGCCGGCGCCCACTAAATAGGCATCGTCTACTATCCCTGGCGAAGGCCAGATCGGGTTAGTCTCCAAGGCATCTGACTTGACTGCTTTAAGCAGTCCAGTCGCGGAACGATTATTAGCTCCGTTTGACCACTTTATAGGGTAAGAAACTTCCCTGTAATTGTGCTTGGTGGTGGTAAAACCCCAACCAAGGTCTTGGTTCGATAGGATACGGCGAGATTCAGCCAATGCAGGTGAAGTACTATGAAGTACCCTCTGCGCATTTGGCCAAAGCTTGTTTCTCCTACTGATAGTAGTCTGCTTCCCAACAATGCGCTGGTCTAACCATACTGGACTCGTAAACACAGTCCGTATGAAGATTGCTTGTTTAAAGACAAGCTTTCTTATCCAGGTAGCAGGATCGGGAGGCATTTCCATTCCTTGTTAGATATTATATATGGGAGGGTGGACACCTAACGTGTTTTCGTTAGGGGGTAGTAGCAAAGTACCGGTTGGCCCCTAAGGGGG